TTAATTTCAAGTTTTTTACGTGCCTCTGCCATTGCAGCTGCTGCTGATGCCTCTGCTGCTTGTTGTTTTGATTTTTGTTCTCCTGCTTGAGCAAAAGACATTGCTGTTGTACCTGCCGTTATAGCTAATCCACCTATAGCTATTGCTGTTGCTACTCCCATATTATAATATTTTTATCATTTCACTTGTATATTTTCCTCCTTCAGACCAACCAAGGTCTGTATAAGTTTTGATTAAACTTTGGTTTTTAATTAAAGCATAACCATATTTGCTTCCTGTTTGTTTGCAAATATTTGTAAGAGACTCTATTAATAGTTTTATTGCTGCTCTTCTTTTGTCTTTTATTCTATATTCTTTGTTAGATACAATCCAATCTACCCAAGCCACTTTTGAATTTGTAATATATATAAAACCTGCACAAATTGGCGTATCACCATCGTAAACTATCATCCCTCCTTTGCCATCATCAGGTAAAAAATCTTTTTCAGGAGCTTCCCAATTCCATTGCTCCCACCATCTCACAAGAGTTTCTTGATAATCAGTATCACAAAGTTTTCTAATTTCTAATTCCATATTGTCACAAAGGTATTAAATTTAAGGGAAACTTTTCATAACATTTGTTTCCGCTGCAAATAATTCTATTTTACTATTATAATCATTAGTAAGTGTAAAAGTACAATAATGCCCTAGAACTCCGTGAGATTCTGCAACTGAGTTTTTAATATACAATAAATATGGATTCTGTGTAGTTATAGGAAAAGTTATAGAGCCCGGAACTGAAGGGTCTATCGTTAAGTTGTTTAAATTATTTGGGTAATCAACATCAATAGCTGTTACTTTACCCGCAAGTAAAGGAATACTAGATGGAGGGTCAAAGAAATATAATAAATCTCCAACACTAATTATATTACCTAATGATATTAATGGATTAATTGAAAACTTAATAGTAGTGCCACTAACAACTTGATAGCTTCTACCTATACCATTTAAACTTCTTAAAGATAATTGCCCTATGGTATTATTTCTAACAAATGCAAAATAAGATTGCTCTTTCTTTTCAAACCAAGATTGGTCTATATAACCTGATATTTGTATATCTGTTTCAAGAGCTACACCCCAAGGAGCGTCACCTTCTAAATTAATAGTTTTGAATAACTTATTTTCAAGAGCAGCGTTATTAAATACACTCTGAATAGAAGTTGGTGTAAATGCATTTTCAGAAAATCCTAATTGAGCCCACCAAGGTTTATAAAATGTATTTCTAAAGTTATTTACATTATGCTTGTAAATATTACCGCCTTTAAAAGTATAAAAATAATTATTCATTCCAATCATCCAATCAGGATAATAAGAATAATAAGACACCCAACCGGCAACTCCTTCGCTATATGATAATGTATAATTCATAATTTTATTTTAACATTCACAATTTTGAGAAGGAAGTAATACGCCATCTACCAACTCTCTTACTATTCCATCTAATGAATAGAAACCATTAGTAGCAAATATATTCAATTCTTCATTATCCCAAATTGATGTAGCTTCAGGAAAAATAGCATCTAAATAATAACTATTAACTACTCCTTCACAACAAGATTTAAACAAATCATCTCCAAATAATAATGAAATTTTAATAGAGCTTCTAAAATCCCATATTAAATACAAATAAGAACCATAAGCATTTATAGGAACTGTAAAATCTCCATAATAAGTTGGCGCACTACCTAAGGTAGGTGTTATTAAAATTGATGCTGATAGCATATCTTGAATATCTATACTATTATTTTCATAAAATAAAGAACTTCTTAAGTATCTAAATTTATTATAAAAAGAATCAAATACAAAATCATCAGGTACAATAGAATTTGATATAAGTCTCATTATACTATTTTCAGGAGGAAACCCTCCCGAACCTACAGGACCTGAAGTAATATTATATCTTGATACAATAGGTGATTCAGTGCTACTTATAAATGGTACTAAATTAGATAAAAGAGGACTTGAGAAAGTTCCGTTAGTATATCTATACTCAGTATGAATAGTTTTACCTGCATCTGAACTATTTGTTAAAACTACTTCAACTATATTTAAAGTCTGTGCATTACAACAATCAGCAAGTATGGTAATAACCATATCACCTGTATAAGTAAGATTTATTTGTGCAGTTTCTACTGATATGTTATTTTTATTAAATGTAATATTTCCATCTTCACTTATAGGACCCGAACTTACAGTTGTTCCATTATATACTACACTTATATTAATTGTTTTGCCCGATTGAATGCTTTTAAATGACCAAATAATATCAGTATATCCAACTGTAGGACCTAAATCAACACAATATGTTAATGTTTTTGATGTTTCATTACCTACTGATAAAGTAAATGTTTGTGATGTCCCACAATTTAAACATTGAGGATTTATAGGTAATTGTATATCATTCATAGATAATACATACTCATTCATATAAGGGTCAAAACCTCCAAGTTTTTGAAAGTTAAATGAAGTATTAAATTCATCTCTAAACCAAGTCCTCATATTTTGATTAGATATTGCAGTCAACTGTTCATTTTGGTCTTCACCACCTTTTAATTGAATAACTGCACCACGTTTTGCATCAGTAAAAAATCTATCGTATCCCCATTGAACATAACTCTCAGGATTAAAACTAATACCATACTTTTCAGTACGTGCTATTTGTGTTCCTAAGACCGTAGGAGTAGCTGTAATTATACCTCCGGCACTTGCATCTGATAATAAATTTTTCTCTGCTAAAACGTAAGATATTTTATCTTCCTGTAAAGTAAGTACATCTGTATTTCTACCATCTAATAATTGTATTGCTCCAAATGAAGCCTCACAATGTTTAAAGTTAGATAAACCTGCATTAAATTCATTAAGTTTGTTTATATTACTTTCACCATTATAAATTCCGCTATAAGTAATGTCTGAGAATCTATCAGCAGATTTATAATCCTGAGCCGCAACTGTAGTTACTCTTTCTCCAAGATTAAATGTTTTTCCAATAAGTGAGTCACGTATCTTATAGCTTTCAGCGCCATTGCCAAATGCAAAACAATTAAAAAAACCTGTGTCTATTATAGCAGGGTTTATTGTAGATTGGTTTTGAACATTGCCTTCGTGAAGTCCATTCTCATCAATTGCAAAAGATAAATTATTTTCATACCATAAATCAGGTAATGCATCCAATGGTTGAGTTTCGAATATAATAGTTGTTTCTGCTCTAAATACTTGAAAATCAACTGTAACACAGTATTGTCTTGAATTTTCAAATCCTATACCTGTACAGCTTCTTCCTGTACTAAATTGAAGTAAAAGTTCGTTAGTAATTGGATTTCTATAAAATTGCAAATAATTTATACTAAAATTAAAACTTGTTAAAATTGCATTTGGTAATAAAAATTCTAATTTAGTTTCTCCATCTCTTGAGAATCCTGAATCTAATGTAGCAGCAATATTACTTCCTCTAAACCAATCTTCCATATTATCGTAAGTGGCTGAAGAAACATAATTTTTTTCTAATAAATATCCTCTACGTTCACAATCTCCACTTGTTCCTATTCTTTCCCAATTCAAGCTCATTTTTATTCTACTTCCGGCAGGTACAGTATAATCAACAAATGTCCAAGTTGGATTTAAAGGGTCGGTGCCCGGTAAATTCATAGGATAATATAGATAACTATAGTTTCCTCCCGGCACAGCACAGTTTTGCAATACTCCCGGAGCAACAATAGCATTAGGTTTTACCACAGCATTAAAAGTACTTGGGTTTATTTTCATATAAACACCCGCAGGGACAATTACATTTTCAATTGGAACTATAAATGCAGATGGTTTTGATGTTTTTTCAAGAACAGTAGCATAAGCACAATTTAAAACTACTCCTGCTGAATCTGCCTTTACAATATATCTGTCTCCAACTTCAACTTTCTTTTGGTTTTCTCCTTCAATATAAAACCAAACTTCATTAGTATCAGGGTCAGTAAAAAATAAATTACAATATATTACATCATAATCTTGTTCATCAGGTTTAATTACAAATTTATATCTTTTAGCAAATGCAGGAGCTATTTGAGTAGGAGGTATTTGAACCTGAATTGAATTTTTATTTGCAGAATATCCACAAGGAATATGCTCAGTATTATTTGGACTTACTAAAGCTGTAGTCGCTCTATTAAATTCATCCATATATACTATACCAATCTCATACCCTCTATTACTATGTAAACTTTGTGGATTTGCTATTTCTTGAAATGTAGCGGCAGCATATACAACTGAGTAATATTCATAAACTCTTTTTGTAATTGTAGTAGGATTATCAACATACTCCATTGCAGGGAATTGAAATCCAATTTTTGTACTTGCAGGACTTGTTATTATTGCTATTGGTTCATTAACTGTTGTTATACCACTTGCAAATTTTTGAAGTGCATCTAAATTTTGAGGCAATACACAATTAAATTGGTCCGTAAGTGAAGTTCCATCACAAGAAGTCTGTGTCCCGGGAACTGATGAATAAACAGGTTTTATACTTGCCGCTGTCCCTACTGCTAACTGAAAAGCTGCACTTGTAGCTAATTGATAAACAGAAGTATATGTAGTTGTAAGTAAAAAAGAAAATGCAAAACCTATATTTTGAGTTGTTTCAGCGGGAAAAGGAGTATCTCCTGTAAATTTATTATGAACAATAGTAAATTGAATGTTTATTGCAGAACCTTCTATTAAAGATTTTCCGAATAATTCTATTTCTAAAATAGCATTATCAACATTTACGGTTCCATTTACATTGTAATTACCTAAAATTGTATTATCAGGAATTGATGATGAACCAATTATTTCAGTTATTAAAGACGTAGTATATTCAAATTTAGTAGGTCTTCCATATTTATCAATCAAATCCCAACCTTCAACATAATTACCATACATCAATCTATTACCCATAATAGTTTGAGCTTTTGCTAATAACGGAACGCTATCGTAAAGCCTTAATATTTCAGCCTCATTTAATACTGTAAATATTTTACTATTATTAAATGAATATTGTTGGACTTGATTATTTCCAATTCCTAAATCAGCTTTATCAAGTTTCTCAATAATTTTAATTATATTTTTATTTGATTCTTTAAATAATAAATCAATACCAACTACAAGAGGTCCTCCTGAATTATACTCAATTATTGCAGCATTACAAGAATTTACCATACCTTCATTAAGCATACTATTTATACTAAATTCAAAAGGTTGTGGTACAAATGCAGGTTCTGACCATTGAGATGTTGCAGAGTATTCTCCATCAATATATTTATATCTATATGCAAAACATATAAATCTTGTCTCTAAAAAATTCTCTTGTCCGCTTGTTATAATCGGTGTAACAGTCGGAGATTGCGTAGGTGGTTTTTTAATAACAAGTAACGATTCTGCTGAAATTTGGTCAATATTAGCAATAGGATTTGGATACCTATTTGTTATCGGGTTTATATTTATAAATCTTGGAGGATTATAATCATCTGTAAAAAATATTAAATTCTCAATAAGATTTATACCTGTTATAAGATAAGTTGGATTGAAATTTAATGTAGTATTAATACCACCTCCATCATCTATACTGATAACGTGATATGTTAACACATTTGTTAATACGTTATAAGATACAATTAAATCAAGTTTTCCTGTTGTTTCTGAAGTAAAAGATGGGTCGTGAACAAACCAATATATAGTTTCATTAGCACTATCCTCAATAGCCCCAATACATCTTGCATTTGTACTTAAAGGAGAACCATCTAAATACGATAATGATGTTAAAGGTAAATTACCTTTAGTGTTAGTTATGACTCCTACTTCTGATTTTTCAGTAGAACCCATTCTAACATTCATAGCATCAACATATTCTCCTTCCGGTAGAAGTCGTTGGTCAACAACCTTATTCATTCTTCCCGATAAAAAATTTCTTGTGAAATTAGCCATATTACTTTATTATCTTGTCCATTCCTCTTAAATTCATTAAGAGTCTTCCCGGATGAATGTTGCTTATTCTTATTTTTGCATTTCTCAATAATGCAGTTCTGTCTTTTCTTGCTCTTGCTATTATATATTCTTGAACATTAAATTTAGAGTTTAATATTTCAAATTTTATAGCAGCATAAACATATTGTTCAAATAACTTATTAACAGTAATTAATGAATTATCTCCATTCTCCATACCATCAGAGATATATTCAAGAATACATAATTCCCCTGCCATACTTGAATCAAAATTTATAACTCCTGCTTTTTTGTCAATTTTAAATGTGGGGTTAAAATTAGCAGTTTCAGTATTTAATCCAAATTTTGTTCCAATACCATAATCAAAATACCACATTCCATCATAGTTCCAACCTAATTGTCCGTGAAATTGATTTCCTTGATTTAAGTAAATACTTTTTTTTAACTTCATCAACCTATCGTAATCAATATCAGAATATTGCGGTTTAAGAATATTGCCATTTTGGTCAAATAATATATTACCTTGTTGGTCCTGAAGATATGCATTAGATGATAAAATTTGAATATTTTCTGTTAATGGTCTTAATATTCCATCTTTATATAAAGAAATACGAACCCAATTTATATAGTCTGACGGAAGTACATATCTTAATGAATCAGCAACACTTAACTCTAATACTTTAATTTCTTTAAATGCATCGTAATTAAGCTCCTGTATAGCTCTTTTTGCGTGAAATATAACTTTATACCTTTCTTCATTATTTACCAAAGAATGGTTTCCTGAATACATCAATAAAAAATTATTAACTATATCATCTAAGCTAACATATTGATAAGAACCCCAATTTGCGTCTTGAGGTTCATTTCCATTATTGTCGTAATATTCATATTGAGATATATATGCCATTTATTTATATTTATATTATTATTGTTGCATACTAAATGTAGGCTGTTCATGCTGTTGTTGAGCAGTACCAAATTGTGAAACTTCAAATTCTCTAATTTCAATACCAAGATACTCAAGCATTTTAGTTACTATTTTATAACCATCTTCATTTGGTAATTCAAAGTCTTGGTAGTCAGGTTGTGATTGGTCAAATGCCGGTTCACCACTAATTAATTCTATATAAGTCCATTTTGGTGTTTTAGGGTATCTAAAATAAACTGCTTGAACTTGTCCTTTAGTATTTATAGTAGAAGGATATATTTTAATAGTTTGACCTTCTAATGTATATGAAGGATAATAATTTGAAGGTTTAGTAAGGTTAGAAGCATTTAGCATCGTTATTCTGCTAATACTAACTTTCTCGGCTTCTTTTAAAGTAGATGCCTTTAGTATCGAATAATTACTTGGTGTAGTTGTAAATATATCTGATGTTAAAGCTAAATTAGTATTTGTAGAAAGACTTAAAGATGATATTTCAGCATTAACTCCTGTTGTAGTATTTACAACAATATCTCCTACAGATAAACCATCAGATAAGAATGTAGCTGTTGAATCTACTAAGAAAGAAGAAACTACAGATGTATTTGTTCCGCTCTTAAGTTTATTAGGATAACATAATAATTTAATTATATAATAAGAATCATTACCTACAGTAGTAAGAGTAGGCATAGAAAATGAATTATTACCTAAATTAACCAAATAATCACTAACTAAAAATGATTCTAATGTTTCGGCTATAGGTTGTTCTATATCTGCATATTCAACCCCTGACATATGTGAGTTCTCAGAATTTATAACTTTATTATAACTGCTATAATATTCTTCATATAACTCCATTTGTGCATTTGCTGCTAACAAATTAAAATCAGATGGAGATATATACCCGTAATTATTCTTGTTAAGTATGGATAATACTGCGTTTCTAACTTCGTTTATCATTTTAAATCTTTTTACAAATATAGTAAAAAAAAGCACAGAAATAAATCTGTGCTAAATTTTCTACCAAGGACATCCCAATCCTAAAAATATTATTGAGGTAAGTTTGCCTCTAACATTTTAAGCGCATCAATACCTTCGTCACTTGTTAAGAAGTGACCTGCCATATCATAAGGGTCTTCACCAAATGGTACTGATAACATTTTCTTTTTATTAGTAGGTGTATTAAACCAAACTTCTTTATCATTATTACGTAATGCTAATAATTTTTCTTCAAAGAATAAACGAATTTTAGCTTGAAACTGCAATTCAGGGTCATTCAATGTAGCCAAAAATCCTCTTGGGTCATTTTTAGCAAATACTAATATATCTCTTTTTAATTCTGCTGTTGAAATTGTTGAAGGGTCTTTACCGAACATAACTCTTGTAAGAGTTTCAATTTGTTCAAGAGAAAGTTTTCTAGCTTCAACCAATGCGTCAATTTCAATATCCAAATCTTCGACTTCTTCGGCAGCATTTTTCTCATCATCTACTTCAACAAATATTCTTCCGTTTAAAGGATGATAATGTAAAAATTCCTGTAATACAGGGTTTGTTCTTGGAACAGCTAAAAAGCCATCTTCAAACATAATTGGCTCAATGATTACATTTCCATCTTGCTCATCCTCAAAAGGAGACTTTTGATTTACTGCATATCTAAGAGCACGGTTTTGATTCTTTTTTTCATCAAACCACATTAGTGGGAATCTAGGATGATTTCTTGATGCTAAACTATAAGAAAGTGGATTTCCTATTGTCAATTTGTAAACTTTGTTTACTGAAACTATTGTTGCCATTTTTAATATTGATTTAATTTAATTTAAAGTTTTAAAAAAAATATAGAGAGGGACAGTAATGTCCCCCTCTAATTTTATTATATATTAACCGAAACGGAATAATACGAAGTTGTTTGCACCTAAAGTACATACACATCTCTCAGATAAGAAGTTTACCTCCATTGCATCTAAGTCAGATGTTTGAGCACCACCGGCAGAACCTGTAATCCACGTTTTATATCTAC